CTGAGCTACCAGACGTGTGTTTACACCTAGACCAGTGTTTTGTAACAGTCCACTAATAGCAATCAATTGAACAGCTGAATAACTCATTTAGTTTATAAACACATTGTTACTGCCTGTGGCAGGATGTCCGCAAGTGGCCTTATCGCCTTCACGACTGGCAGGTATACCATTTACGATAACATTAGGACTTCCTTCTGCCATCACAGGAGCAGCATGCGGAGGGGGAGCATGTCCTTCAACTGCATCACCAATCCGTGCCTGTGGAGTACCATTGGTAATCACATTGGGAGACCCAGCGGCAATAGTGCCGCCTGCTGTGTCTTGTCCTTGACGTGCAGCGCCTCTCATGGTTACAGCGCCAAACTAATTCCAGTTGTGGTCTGGATGTAGTGATTTTTTATGTCTTTAACCGTGGCAACATGCATCATCACATGTTGTTTGTCCAGTACAACCTTATGATCGACTTCGCCTGTAAAAAGACTCTGCATCAATCCAATGCCTTTTGGGCTAGGAACCACTGTGCATGGACGTTCTACGGTATAGGTAGAATCTGTTTGCTCCACCAACTTGGCAACAATTTCATCACCGTTAACTAATTTAAAGGTGAGAATATCACCTGTATCATGACTTGACTTTGATATTAACATTTTTATCCCTTGAGTGTTTCAAAAAAATCGTCTGGCTTCTTGGCCAAGCCTTGGTAGCCACCTTCAACCAGTAGCTTACCATCCTTATACAATTGAGGCACTGTGCGGTGCCCTTCGCTTAGTACAAAATCTTTTGCAGATGCATCTTCATCAATCTTGATTTCAGTGTAGTCAACACCTTTGAGTTTTAGTAGGTTTTTAGCTTGTACACAGAATGGGCAATTATTTTTTGAATATACTGTAATCATTTATAAACTGAATCCTTTGAAAGTATTAGAGTCAACGTCCTGTTTGGTTCCGCCGACAACATAACTACTTATCTCAGTTTCCTGGGGTGCAACTTGAACTTCTGCGCCTGCGATCCATTTGGCCGTCCATGGCAAAGGATTTGATCCGGTCTTGATGTGACACTTTAAACCTACCGCGGTCATACGCTTGCAGGTCAGCCAATCAACATAGTCACACAACAACTGTTCGTTGAGACCAATCATGCTTCCGTCCTTGAACAAATACTTTGCCCAGTTACGTTCTTGATCGGCAGCACGTAGGAACATTGCTTCACATTCAGCATGAGTTTCTTCTTTGATACGTGCAAAGTCAGGGTCATCCTGAGGTAACAGTTTGATCAAGGTCTGTGTTGAACCAAGATGCACGTTTTCGTCACGAGCAATCAGTTTAATAATCTTGGCATTGCCTTCCATCTTCTTTAGTTCAGCAAAGGCCCATGAACAGGCAAAACTCACATAGAAGCGAATGCCTTCTAGTGCGTTTACAGAGTTAAGGCACAGCCACAGTGTTTTCTTAAGGTCATATAGATCAACTGTTATCTCTTTGCCATTCACAGTGTGTGTACCTTCGCCTAGTAGGTTATACCATTGCGAAGCTTCAATCAATCGGTCGTAGTAACCTGAGATGTCCCCTGCGCATTCAATAATTGGATGTATGTCCACCAGTTCATCAAATATTTTACTAGGGTCACTATATACATTGCGAATAATATGAGTATAACTACGGCTATGTATAGTCTCATTGAAGCTCCAAGTTTGAATCCAAGTTTCCAACTCAGGTAATGACACGATAGGAAGAAAAGCCAGGTTAGGGCTACGCCCTTGCACACTATCCAAGAGTATCTGTCGTTTAAGGTTCGAAGTAAAGATATGTTGTTCATATGGTGTTAGGTCCTTAAAATCTTTGCTGTCACGCATAACATCGATTTCTTCTGGACGCCAGAAAAAGCCTAGTTGTTTATCAGTTAGTTTTTCAAATTGTCGATATTTTAATGTATCAAATCGTTGGATAGTTACTCCGCCAGCTGGGTCAAGGAATGCCAGACTGGTCAGATGATCTTTTTTCTTAGTATTAAAAACGCTCATTATTTTTCCTTGAATTAGATTACGCAACTCTCACAATCAGCTTCGTCAATTGGAGTCAGCTCTTGCAAGGGTTCTTTAGAATTTAGTTTGTCGATGTCAATTTCGCCTTGACCATCATAGGTATTAAAGTAGTACAACTGCTTGCCACCATACTTGTAAAAATGCACAAGATGCTTGAGCATGTCGCTCATGGGAATCTTTTCATCTTCGTAGTATTGTGGGTTGTAGGATGTGTTTACAGAAATGCCTTGATCAATGTATTTTTGTAAAACTGCACAGATATTCATATAGCCTTCTGGGCTCTTTTGATTCCAAAGCAATTCGTATTTGTTCTTTAGTTTGCGATATTCAGGAACAACCTGTTTTAGTTGACCATGTTTGCTGCCTTTGATACTAACATAGCTACGCGGTGGTTCAATGCCATTGGTAGCATTGGAAATCTGTGCAGATGTTTCTGCAGGCATCAAGGCCATCAATGTTGCATTACGTTGTCCTGTGCTCTTGACCTGTTCACGCAGGGCCTGCCAGGGCATGCGTTCAATGTGTGGAACTAATTCATCTACATCTCGCTTGCGTGTGTCAATGGGTAGCACACCATCAGCACTTTTTAGATCTTGCCATCTTGTGCAAGCGCCTTGTTCTTGTGCGAGGTCTGCAGAAGCCTTGATCAAATAGTAAGACCAGGCTTCTGCATACTCGTCTACCAAGGGCAGGGCCCGAGAGTCCGAATAACTTACATCATTCTTGGCCAACCAATAGGCAAAGTTGATAATACCAACTCCTAGTGGACGGAACTCTTCGGTGGCTAATTCAGCTGCCCGTATTGGATACTTCTGATAACTTAATAGTGCATCTAATCCTCGAACTGCCAAGGTACACATTTTTTCAAAGTCATGTGGGCTTTTTACATTGCCCCAATTGATCGCTGATAAAGTACACAGGGCGATCCTACCATCCTCGTCATTGACATCGTTCAACGGTACTGTAGGCAAATCGATCTCTGAGCAAAGATTACTCATACGTATCGGGGCACGATCTACTTTGAATGGACTGTGCGTGTTAGCATGATCCACATTCTGTAGATAGATACGTCCGGTATCCTTGCGTTCCTGCATAAAGCGACTGAACAGGTCAGCTGCCTTAATCTTCTTTTTTCTCAACTTGGTATTACGTTCTGCTGTTTCATACAACTCTTTGAATCTATCTGCATCTGTAAAGAATGCATCGTACATCTCAGGTACATCTTTAGGCGAGAACAGGGTAATGTCTCCGCCTGTTAGCAATCGCTCATACATAACACGATTAAACTGAACTCCATAGTCCATATGTCGCACACGATTGTCTTCTGTGCCTTTATTGTTTTTCAGCACCAGAAGATCTTCAATTTCTAAATGCCATACTGGATAGTACAGGGTGGCGGCTCCGTTGCGAACACCACCTTGACTGCATGAACGTGTGGCTGCTTGAAACATCTTGTAAAACGGAACTACGCCTGTGTGATATGCATCGCCATTGCGAATAGGCGATCCTAGGGCACGTATTCTTCCTGCACCAATTCCAATACCAGCCTTCTGACTCACATACTTGACAATGGCGCTTGTAGTAGCATTAATGCTATCAAGACTATCATCAGTCTCAATGAGAACGCAACTAGAGAACTGCTTCTGAGGAGTCCTGACCCCTGCCATAACAGGAGTAGGAAGGCTAATGTCATGAAGGCTGATTGCATCGTAATAGTCCTTTACCCACTGTAGTCGTGTGGCTTTAGGGTATGTTTGAAACAGCGTGGCCGCAATCAACATATATGCTACCTGGGGTGTTTCAAAGATTTCGTTTGTCACACGATTCTGAACCAGGTACTTGCCGCGCCACTGCTCCATGGCAGCATAGGTAAAGTTTTCGTCTCGATCGTGATGGATATAACTGTTTAGTTTTTCCCACTCTTCTGTTGAATAAGCGGCGAGAAGGCCGTCATCATAAAATCCACTCTCCACGTTTTTCTGTACCAGAGTCAGCAGGGGCCACGGTTCATAGTCATTGTAGACTTGTTTACGCAAGTGGTAACATATCAGCCTGCCGGCCACATATTGGTAGTTTGGTGTTTCTTCACTGATTAGATCGGCTGCACTCTTGATCAGTGTCTCTTGAATATCTGCTGTTTTAATTCCGTTGTAAAACTGTAAGTGACTTTTGATTTCTACTTCGCTTGCGCTAACACCTGTTATTCCCTGTGTGGCCCAGAATACTACCTTGTGTAATTTTTCTAGATCTAGTATTTCTCGATTGCCATCTCTCTTGGTGACTT